AATATTTTGTGCGTTAGTATCTAAGTCTGCTGAAAGTTGTGGTGACAAATCTGATGATAAATCTGTAAACGCTGTATCAACTACATTCGTTCCATCAGAGTAAACCATTTTAGTTCCTTTGTCAGCTGCTGCCCAAGTGACACCAGTTCCAGAAGAAGTCTTAACAGTTACTGTATAAGCACCTGTTGTAGCATTATCAATAATATAAGTTTTTTCAACAGAGTCTGGAACAACAACGTTAACTGCTCCTCCAATTGTTCCAACTAATTTTAATACTTGGTTTTTACCATTTGATAAAGCACCATTAGAAAAAGTTAAAGTTGCACCTGTAGTAATAGCAACTGATTGAAATCCTCCAATTGCTTGTTCTAGAATTAATAAGTTTGTATTTGTAATTTGTCCCCAAGTTCCTGAATTTTCTCCAGTTGCTTGTACTGTAAGTTTTAAACTAGCCGATGTAGAGTTCGCCATTTTTTATCTCCAATTCTTGTATATTATAAATTATTTTAANNAGTGTCAAACACTNATTTTANGCAGCATTTGTAGGAACTTCCTGCCATCCTGGAGGTGTCGTTGGTGCTGAACCTGTATCGACTGCATTCCAAATCAGTACATTTGTACCTGTACCTTGTCCCATTGTCAAGCTATTTCCAGATAGAATTGTACTAGCTGTTCCAGTGACTGTAACTGATCCTAATTGTACAGTTTGTAAAGTTACCCCGGTTACATCAATAATAGTATTGGCATCTAAAGTAGCCGTTCCTAGAGCTAATGTAAGTGGGAAAATATCATCAGTATCTGGTCTATATAAACCATCACCCCACGTAGATTCACCCCACGTTGCTTGACCCCAATTCATAGATGCTAATGGAGCTATATTTGCATCACCTCTAATATCAAAAGTATTACCTGCTGCTAAAGCCAATGCCATAGCTTGACCTGTAGGCGAAGCATCTGGTGCAGCGTCGGTACCAGAGAAATTTTCTAACATACTCATTACAAGAGTATTTGTTTGTCCATTACCCCATGCGCTAAAGCCCCAAGTTGATCTGTAACCCCAATAACCTGCACTAAATGCATTTACCTCTGCAAATGTAATATTATCTCCTATAGCCGTTCCTAAATTTGCAGTCATTGCAAATCCAGATACAGGGACGTTAGCAACATCAAATGTTAAACTTATTCCAAGAGGGAAACCACTTGGTTCTGCTACAAACGCTGCAAATGCTTCTACTGTTGCAGGAGCACTTACTGTCATTGATCTACCAACAGCTGTTACATTTGAATCTCCATCAAATTCTATTCCGCTAGAACCTTCTGCGGCTGTCATAGTTTGACCTGAAACAGAAACTACTTGAATAGATGCTCCCCATCCTTCAACACCCCATCCGTCAGATCCCCAACCCAGTATTAATTTCGTTATCGATTGTTACGCTAGCAAGCGTCGCTGAAATAGCATTTCCACTTATAAATGCGTTTCCGTATGCACCCCAACCAGTGTGTCCCCACTGGAGAACCACCCCAACCAGAGTTAATATCAGTATTAATTAATTCATCACCAACAGTTGCGGTCATTACTTGACCAGTAAGAATTACATCTGCAAAACCAATTCCATACTTGAGAACCCCAAGTTGATCTTCCCCAACCTGTGCTTGATGTTTGTCCTACATTTCCAAGAGCAACTCCTAAACCAAATCCAGTTACAATCTGATCTCCGGTTCCAACATTACCCCATGTTCCTTCACTCCAGGATTCACCGCCCCATCCAGAACTAGGAAAGACTGCATCTAAAGTTCCAAGATTAGCACTTAAAGCAAAACCTGTTGGCTGTAAGAAATTATTTGTGCTACCCCAAGAGTTATCACCCCATGAAGCAGAGCTCCAACCTGAGCTAGGAGTTGAAGACTCATCTCCAAGTTCCATTGGTAAAGGAAAACCAGAAAGTTGTAAAGTTATGTTGTCTTGATCGCCCCACTGACCATTATTCCATGCTACTGCACTCCAAGTATCTTGAGTCATGTTCATGACACCACCCATACCGATACCATGTATATAGCATAGATAATAAAAATCTGTTTGACTCTGCGGAGTTATTTCAATGTACCGCGTAGTCCCATTATTAAATGTAGTTGTGTTAGTGTAGTTTGCTTGATTGCTAGATCCGTCAAGATAATAAGTTACGTTCGCAGAAATTATTCCGGACGTACTTGTGTTAGTAGAAAAAACTAATGGATGATTATCATTAGTTCCATCACTTTGATCAAAACGAATTGTTGCACCTGCAACCCAATCTACTGTACCTGGTCCAGTCGCATTTCGAACGCCGTCTAAATAATATACATTACCTGTACCACCGCCGTATGAACTACCGGTTGCAACGGTAACTGTATAAATTTTACTCGCCATAGGAGTTTACCTCCTATTAGCCCGATATTCTTAATATCGCTGCTGTTGAAGTTGGCGCTGGAAACTGAATAGTGAACGTTCCTGATGTAGCTGTTTTATCTGCTCCAAAATCTAGAACACATACTGATGCATTAGTTGTATCAGACGATGTGTTATAAATTAAAGCACCTCTAGCTGTTAACGTCACTCCAGTAAACGATCTGTCTGCGAAGTCTACTCTAGCAACACCCGCAGTGATAGAAGTTCCATTGTTAACAAGTAGTCCACCACCTGAAGTGTATTGACCACTGTTAGCAACTTGACCTGTTGCTGTAAAGGCAGTTGTTGTAGATGTTAGAGTTGCTGTTGAAGAGTAAAGAGCTATCTTAAACTTGTCACCACCAGTTTGTTTGAAATTCATGTCAGCTTCTAAAAGCTGTTTCTTAAATTGAATTACAAATTGCTTGTGTTATTGTCCATAGTTTTTNNTCCTTAACTTTTATTTTCCGACTCGAGGAACACCTGATTGATATTCATCTCGTCTTCTTCTTCCCATTTTGCTCAATTGCAAATCCTTCAACCACCTGTTTATACTTTTGTTCATATAATTGCAAGAGGTCTTGTGGGCCTTTTAGAAAGCCATAGGCTTCAACTAGGCATGCATACAAAAGTCCGTTGGGAAAGTTCAAACTTAAATATGTAGTTGGAATAGTACTAGATAATCCAGCATCTTTCAAGATATAATTTAACTGAATTGTGAAAGTAGCATTTGGGGTAGGCGCAAAAACAATATGATTTTTGTCCCACCAGCTATAGTATTTAGGTACTCCTGTTGCTCCTTTAGGATTGAACTCAGACATGAAGCTGGTATCTCTCCATTGTAAAAAATCTCTATTGTCTGCAGAGGCTGTCCCATCAGAATCTACAATTTGAGCTGATCTAATTACTAAAGTATTGTCTGGCGTCTGAACAAATCTAGTATTAACAGCTAATAAAGCTGTTGCATATCTTCTATTATTGTCAGAATCTACATCCCTTAAAATCCTAAACTCAGCATCCTCAATAAAGCCATTAACAACAGTATCAGTTAGAACTTTAGGAGTTCCTGATCCATTATCTACTTCGGTGTAGCTTCTTATTTTTGTTTTTAATTCGTCGTATGTCATTATGTTATATTAATTGTTACACTTCCTAATCTTGTTACTGCCTGTCTTCTTCCATTAATCACTCCTGGATCATCAGGTACCATACTACCATTACTGATAGTTTGAAAGGCAAAATCTCCAGGTAAAGTTAAACTAGCAACCATATTACCACCACCAATTTGATTTGGTGGAAAGTTTTGAGGTCTTGCTTGTTCCAAACCTTGTGGGTCAGCTACAAATGGTTTTGGTTCTAATTGTGGTTGTTTAGGTTCATACTCAGACGTATGAACAAATGCACCATTCCATTCTGTAACCATCTGTCTCCAAGGAAATGCTTGACCACTCCTATCTGAAATCGCTAATGCATATTTTCCTTTTGCAAACTTCGCCATTAAATCTCCGGATAATAAGTTTTAGGAGAAATGTAAACACTCGCTGGTGATCCATCTTCTTGTAGTGCTCTGTTTAATTCATCCTCATAAATTAATTTACATTCTTGTGTTCTTTGTGGAGCTTTTTTCATTGACAGATAGTAAGCTAAACCTGCAGCCATACATGGTACAAATCTATTAACTACATCTGCTTCGTTAGTATAGTCTCCAGCATCTTGAATTCTTTTTAAATAATAAAAGTGTATAAAGTTTCCTGCTTGTGTAGAGCCAGGAGTTAAATATACAGTCATTGTAACTTTATCTATAAATCTTTGGACCCAATATTGTGAGGGTTGACCTGTAGCTAGTTTATTTGAAAATGCAGAATATTGTGATCTGTTAATTTTTGAAAGTGGAGTATCTACATTCGCTGTAGTTCTGTAACTAGCTTCAAGAATATCTGAAGCACCATAAACAGCTGTAGGACTTGACGTTCCATCAGTTGTAGATCTAAAAATAGTATAAACGTTTTGATCTGCAACTAAAGTAAATGTGCTTTCTGCTATTTCCCAAAAGTGCGTACCTCTGTTCTGCCACTCTTGAAACATTATGTTTAGAGATCGTCTTGCTGTTCTTAAATCATTTCCAGAATAATCAAAAAAACCTAATCTCTCAAACGCTTCTGTAATGACTTCATCAATCGAGAAAGTTTTCTCGAATGTAGTTGTGCCTGAAAAAGCCACTTAAGCCTCCTTAAT